GAAAAACCCACTTAACTTGTCAGGCATTGTTCTGACGATTGCTATGCTTATGTCAGGCTATAACCTGACCAATGCTCAAACAGTACAGAGAGCAGATACTACATCCCCGTGCGCTATCCTCGGTGAGGACTTTATTGTTGAGGGTAGAGAAGATCTGGACATGACCAATCCAGCCAATGTGTACTGGAAAGAGATCAAGGTTGTTGTTCACGTTCACTATTCTATCTATGACGAGTGGGCCAACATCCCTCAGTGGCATATCGAAGAGGCTATGGCTGACCTGAACGAGCAGTTCGCTGAGTACATGTTCAGCTTCGAGACCATCCAGATCAAGTACCACGATATGATTGAAGATGGGGGGAGCGACGGATACAACTTGGCTACAGGGGCTACTTGTGCCCCATACGGTCAGACTGCGCTTGTAGGTTACATAGGCAACAAGGTGTGGGACACCAACGAGTTTATGAATGTACACCTGCTCCCTGATATGTGCAGCAGTATACTTGGCTTTGCTTTCCGCAACCCAGCATTCTACAACTGGATGGATGGGGTATGGGTGAAGACAAACGTGTTCGGACTGGATGGGGACTACTTGCTTAACCTTCGTAAAGAGAACAAGACATTTGTTCACGAAGTGGGGCACTACTTGGGCTTGCACCACCCATTCAATGGCACAGAGATATGCAACCAAAACGTGAACGGAGATTGCTCAGCTATACAAGACAATATATGCGACACTCCACCTATGGGGGTTAACTGGAGTTGTGAAGACCCTACGTGTTCTGACGAGACGTTTTGGGAAGGAAAGCCTTGGGAAGGGTATGTGCACAACAACCACATGGACTACTACATAGACAGTTGCAGAACAGCTTTCACCAATGACCAGTTCTTGTACATGCACAATCATATGCATCACATCAGAACGAGTATCATTGACGACAACGATCCTACCTGTCTTGGTGACGTGAACGGAGACTATGTTGTAGGGATGAACGACTTACTCAGCATACTAGCTTGTTGGGAGGAAGAGCCTGTTGGGGATTGTGAAGCTTGTGACTTAAACTTCGACGGTCAGATTGGGTCTACAGATGTATTGCTCTTTAATACAGCTTATGGGTTGGAATGTGCTGGTCCATTGTATGACTACGATCCTAGCGGAGAGAGGCAGGAAGCGCCCCCTATCGAAAACCCAAACAGAAGAGTTAGGACGGATCAGCCATGGAGAGACTTCAGGGACAGGATTAACATATGGAGAGAATGAAGGCCAAGAAAAGAAACTACAAGAAAGAGTACAAGAAGTTTCAGTCTTCTCCAGAGAAGATTGCTTACAGAGTCAAGCTCAATAAGTACAACAGGAAGAAAGGTACTTATGGAAACGGTGATGGTTTAGATGCCTCTCATAAGAACGGATCTATCTCTGGGTTCGAAAGCGAATCCAAGAACAGGGGTAGGAGGGAGAAGTCGAGGCTGAAGAAAAAAGCTTCCAAATAAAACGCTTTTTATATTTACTATCTTTGTTTTATGAGTTTTTTGGATAACACAAGCCTTACCATAACAGCTAAGGATTTGATAGCATATACTATTGGTATGTCTACGGTTATAGGCTTGTACTTCACGTTGCAGAGTGACATAGAAGAAGCCAAAAGCTTACCAATACCAACAGTAAGTCAAGAAGAGTTCCGTTACAAAGATGAGATGATTAGATCCGCCATTATGACAATGGAAGGGGATATATCAGAAATAAAAGAGACGTTAAAGGTACTTGAGCAAAGAATTTATGATCAGACGCAATGAGCAGTGTAAAAATATTATTGGCTTTCTTGCTTACTGCTATGGCGGCCACGGCTGTTGTGAACAGTGATAACTATGAAGTAAAGGTTATACAGATAAACAGCAGGTGGAATAGGTCTAGCTCGGTTGACTTAACTCCGCTACAGAGATGTGAAAAGCAAAATGCTTATCTGGAAGATCAACCGTTTTCGGTTCAGAGAAAACTCCCAAACGTCCCTGTAATACTTGTTTACAAAGGAAAGGAAACCTTAGCCATGTTTGGAGGCAATATAATGCTAGAGCCTACAGTATCGCTAGACAGCTTACAGTCTATAATAGACAGCGCTTACGATTAAAAACAAAGAGGGGAAGCCTACAATGGGCCTCCCCTCACATTTTAAGGTAACGTCACTCAGCACTTAGTCCGTGTAACGTTGCTAAGATAATACATCTGCATCACCCAGCATTGATCAATCCTTTTCATCAGCAAAAGCTTACGAAGATCGGATATTGATCACCGACAGAGCTGACTACATTGTACTCCATCCACTCCACTGCTTGCTCATATGTCATGGTATCCTCCATAAGAATATGAACGCACAGCGCATAGTCATACACACCGACAAGCTTGGCTCCGTTTGAGTAGCCAACGAGTGCCGCAGAAAAAGCTGGGTATACATAACACCCCTCTTCTTCTAGGATCTTCATCAAAGCGTCATCTTCTGGTCTCATCGTACTGGGCATGCTCCTGTGTCACAATCTTGGATGTCAACATCGTCCATGCTGATGGCCGTAAGAGATGTAATAGGCGTAACAAGCGCTGACATCTTATCGAACTCTTCTTTAGTGATGGCTTCCAGTGGGGCTTGGTCGAATCCATGGTCGTTATGCAAAAGGAATGAAACAGATTTTACGTTCTTGTAGTTGAGCCGCAACCACTCTTTTATCGGCTCAAGTTCTTCTTTGCGGTAGTAGATAGTCACAGAGACAGCGTTGTCTGACCACTCTGCTTGCAATCTCTTGATAACCTCAAGCTGATCCACAGCCGACATATCCTCAGCCAAGGCTGTTCCTTCGGGGAAGGAGCAAGGAAAGGACACTACTGACGTGCTCTTATCTTCTGTACCGTCGAAGTTTCTTACGTACTCCACGGGGTATCCATTCCCTCTAGCTGTCCCAACAAGAGCGCTATCTGATGCCATTCTAATTCTACGGATGTAGTGCTGAGCATAGGCTGGATGTGCTCCTGATGTAACGCCAGCGAGAAGGCTAAGTGTTCCTGATGGCTTAACTGTTGTGAGTTTAATAGAACTTGGAAACCCAGCCAGTCGTGAATACTCATCGTCATAAATTCTTAGTTGTTCATAGCAATCAGACAACCATGACCGCTGCTCTTCAGTAGCCTGAAGATAGCCTGTCACGCCAATACCCATACGCATGTTCTTGTGTACGATATCTTCTGTCTCCTTGATGGCACAAGGGATAGCCAAGCTGTGCTTGTTGATGCGATACAACAGCCTAGACACACGAAGCAGTTCTTCGTAGTTGTCGATGTTTGGTAGGTAAATCTCAGCCAAGCAGCAAGTCTCAAAGTTAGCCAAGGATTGCTCTGCACATGGGTTGAAGCCCATTACATCAAGATCAGGATATTGATTCTCAAACGTACGTCCTTGCTTGCGAGACGCTTCAAGATTGATCAATCCGTAAGGCTCTCCATTACCATTGTACCCCTCCCAGAACTCGTCAGGCAAAGTAGTGATATCAGAACAGATTACGCTGTTGTTGGACATAGCCCTCCAGTTGGGGATGTTGCCCAGATCCCAACGCTTAGCACGCAAGTACTCAATGTCATCACTATCACCAAGTGCAATCTGAGCTGAACGACGCACATTACCAGCCACCACAATACGACCGATGATATTCATGATGTCCAAGCAGTCTACTGGTGACAGCCTACGACCGCTCTTCTTATTCAACACCTTGTTGATCTCAATCATGCCCCATACCAAGTCTTCAGGGCCAGAAGCTGTTCCTCCAAAACCTTTGATAGGAGAACCCTTAGAGCGAATCAAATGAGTGCCGAAGGTGAAGTCCTCACCAGTGACGAAAGATGCCTCCAATACTCGCTTAAGAAGCTCTACCCATCCTTCGCGAGAATCAGGCACGATGAAGTCAGCGTCATTAACGTCGCTTCTCTCAACCTTAACACGAGCCTTGACCTTTGGGAGCTGGTAGACGTGCTCTCTTTGAATGTTAAAGCCTACACCGCTACCAAGCATGAGCATCTCAAATGCCCATGTGAATGGACGGATAGGGTCATCGACTACAGTGAAGGCGCAGTTCTGAAGCGAAGGCAGACCGAGGCGATCAACAGTCTCAGTACCCAGCTGCCACAGAAAGCGACCAGCTACAGTACCCTTGAGATCCATCATCATGTCCCTCACCTGACCCTCTTCGAAGGTTGTGAAACCACAATTCAGCTGATCCCTACATGCGTCAATGACGCGCTCAATAGTGTCAGCCCACTCTTCTGTTTGACCGTTCTGCATTGGCCGTGAGTAGGTTCTTTTGAAGACGGGGTATCCTACTTCCCCCCAAGGAATTTCTTTTTTCATGAATAAATAAGTTTTAAAGAAAGGGCTGCAAATATATCAATACTTGCAGTCATACTCCCACACCCTATAGGTGCTTAGAGTTTGAAGATCATGCAGTGTTACGTAGGTGATGACATCCTGTCTGTCCTTCCTTGTGTAACGCTTTTTGTATGCATTGATCTTAGAAGAAACTACCTCTTCAGATGTTTCTTTTTCGCAGTAATCTTTCAGTTCTTCTGTACCTACAATAACGAAGCCTCCCACCTCTGGCATTTCAAATGCTATGATGCTTGACTTCCCGTACATCCAACCTGACTCTCCAGCAACGTTTTTGAACTCACACCATATGTACTCTGGCAGGTTACTTCCTTTTACATCTACACCCCAAGAACCATCTCCCATGAATGACAACCAAAAGTCAACATGATCGTATCGGTCTTCCTTATATGAAGACTTTTTGACCCCGAATCCCATGTTCTCAGCAGCGCGTTTGAACCTGATCTCGGTAGTCTTACCAATGCGCATGGAAGAAGCAGCTATCTTACGATTCATTGTGCTGCTTTACAAGTTCTCTGATCATGTCAATCTCAATGTTCAGTCCGTTCCTGAACTCTGAAATTATCTCAGACACTTCTTCTGTGCTGGATTGGTTGTCTTCTACGTCAACATCGTGTAGCTTCTCATACATATCCGAAACCAGACTATGTATTCTGTCACACGCAACGAAGAAAGACCTGTATAGGCTATCCTTGGAGTCCATCCTTTATCACTTTAATTGCTTCTTCAATCTGTTGTTTATTCCTTACGATGAAAACCATCGGCGGGTTCTCAAAGTTAGTCATTAAATACCGAAGAAACAGCTTCCAACGCATTGGAAAGTCGTGATGTGATGGTGTGTACCCTTTGGTCTCTATAACCCACCTCTCTTCTCTGTCAACGAAATCTGGGGTGTACTTTATCGGGAGTACTACCTTACCAGTCCTGTCACTAAGTTCTTTTTTCTTAGTGGTCATCTTGAGGTACTTGCCCTCGTATCTGAAGGAATCTACAAGTATGTATTCACGCTCCTCATAGTCAAACTTCACGCCGTTCTCAGCTAACAGATCTGCGCATTGCTTTTCTAGACCGCTCTTATACCTACCTAAATTCCTTTTTCTAGCGCTTCTTCTTGGTTGAGTACCTTTCCGCTGTTGCTTCACACTTGCAAGTTACACCTAATCGCTGAGAAAACTCATATTGGGGGACAGTTTAAATTGTCTGTAGTTATCAAACTCATTCTCAATAGATTGGAATAGTTCACTTGAAGTTGAATTAACCCTAAAGGCTGTTTTTGATGTATTCATGGTGAATAAAACAGGTTCGTCAAAGGGTGTTGGCTCTCCGCCAGTCTCTGTGTCTCTTACTTTTCTAACATGCCATTCTGTTGTTTTCTTTTGATTGTGATCTGGGTGTTGAACCTTCCTGTGTATAGTGACGAAACAGTCTGCTCTGTTTACAAACTTGCCGCCTCCTTCGGTGTCTTCTGCAAATGGAGCTACTGGGAGTCCGTCCTCTCCTTTACGTCTCTGAGCTTCTGTGACTGCGTGCATGTTTAACCACACAGCAACGTCATTAGCTGTAGAGAATGTCAAGAACTCTGATGCGGCTTCATAGTGGTAGTCATGTGTTCCTATGTTTGAATTCTTCATGTCCAGCTTAAGGCTGTTGTATGGATCAACAAAGACAGCATCCACATCCTGCTGCCTGATAATCTTCTCTAGGAATACGATGATGTCAGAGTAGCTGTACACCTGTTGGTTGCTGATCACAGTAAAGTGCTCATTGACCCACCGATATGCTGCCTTTCTTTGGTCGTATGTCATGGAGCCGATTGGTCTGTTGACAGAGAATTGCATGAGAGACATCTTCAGGGAAGCTGTTCTGTTCTCCGAGGAGTACACCACCCACTTCCAGTTGTGTCTAACGGCAGAGTTGACCATCATGTACAAAGCCATGGTTGTCTTACCTACGTTTGAGTGACCATTGATAATCACAAACTCCTTCTTGTATCGGAAGTACTTGTCGAGGTTGTCGTCTCCAGTGTCCAAACCAACCTTGATGTTCCCATTGGCGTAGTCATTGATCCACTTGAAGTCCTCGTCGTCAGAGGATATAAAAGACATATCACCATCGTTGATGAGCAAATCTCTTGTTGCCTCCTTCTCGTTGTCGATAACATCTCTAATAGGATCTTGCTTGCCCTTCTCAATGCCTTCCCTGATCGTCTTCTTGGCGTGATCCTCTGAGTCTATGTCTCTTTTGCAAATCTCCCTGAACAGGACTCTTGCCGCTTCTTCTTCCTCTAACCTGCCAGCAGCTACAAATCCACCAACGAGTCTAGAAGCCTTGAGTAAAGCCGAGTGCTTCTCCCCATCATCCGCTTGACGGACAATGCGGCATGCAAGGTTCAGCTTCATATAGTCAGTGACTACTCCCTTCCTAGCCTCCTGAACAGATTCAGACTTCTCTGAAGCGAAAGCGCCAAACCGCTGGGAGTCTGACTTGATGATTATGTTTGGATCGTATGACTCGAAACAAGCTCTAGATTCATTAACTCCAGACTCATCGACCTCTAGGTCATAAGACTTCCGAAAGTACGTAACCAAAGACCTGAAGTGGTCTCTGTGCCTTTCTGGATTTGTAATCCTTACCAGTGCTTTCAAGCCGTCCCCACTTGGTGATATCCAGCAGCTATAAACATACGGGTCGGTAGAAAGAACAGACTTGGACTTTTCTACATCAATGTGGTCAAAGTCGAGAACGATGAATCCGCTGTGCTCGAACAGAGCCTCATCACTACGAGATGAAAACTCCCCGCTGAATAGTACAACGGGGAGCTCCTTTTTGGCTTCTTTGTTTCCTGATCTTACATTCTCAATCGTGGTTGCAGAACTCCCCTCCTGAATCCTCTTGAGGGCTGTCGCTAGTTGTATGTGATGGGGCTGGTCTTTCTGAAAGACGTTCTGAAATATCGTTACTGTCATTGCTAAGTGCTTTTGTTATGATTGGGAGGGCTTCGTTGAGATAGCAACGAATCTCTTTGGCTATCTGTCTGATTTCTTTCTGAGCGTGCTCGTCGTCTCTGAGTTCCAAGAAGTGAATCCAACTACGAATAGATCCTGTCATGTGGATCTTGGTCTTGGTAGCCAAAGGTAGCACCATGCGGGCTGTCTCTCGTGCTACACCTTCTGATAGCATCAAACGATACAACCTCTTTGCGTTAGCCAAGTGACTCTCCACCATGTCATTGATGTTCATGTACCCACCCTCAACTTTGACTTTGTCTACGAACAAGTCTGTTGACGACTGCCTGTTGTTTGTTGCTTGCTTGCGCAACTCGATCGGTTCGAAGATGTCGTCGTTGATAAGACTTACGTCTTGGTATCGTTGACTGAACTCTTGAAAAGTGAAACTTCGATGCCTGATAAGCTGTATCCCAATAGCTTTGCTTGTATGGATCTCAAACGTAGCGTAAGCGTGTTCAAAAGGAGACCAATGCTTGTGCTTGATCAAGTACCTGATAAGACCTGCGTAGTCTTGCTTCTTGTCTTGCCTCTTAGAAGAGACCCTTGCCACCTCTACGATGTGCTGTTCAGCACTAGGGGTGATGTTGATTAGTTGTACGTTCATTCGTCTTTGATAAATACTCCGTCTACTGTTTTACCTTTCCTGTCAGCAATCATGTTGTATGCTACTTCAAGACATTTGACTGGGTTAAGGTTGATCTGTCGAGAAAGGATGATGAGAGTTACAAATAAATCTCCCATAGCATCAATCTCGTTTTCTCGTTGGTTCTTAGCCATAGCAGAAGCCAGTTCACCCAGCTCTTCTACGACTTTAAGGAACTGTCTGTTTGGGTTAGCTTCGAGCAAGTCACGCTCGTCAGCCCACTCTAATACTGCTTCTTGCAGTTCTTCAAATGTTTTCATTTCTCTTTGGTGTTAAAGGTTTCGTCTCAATAGCCGATAGTCAGTGTTTTCGTCTCTATCAGCGAAAAGGTTATTTGTCTTTCAAGTTGTAGTTGACACGATCGATAGTCTCTTGAGGGAATATGCTAATCATCAACTCAATGCAGTGAATAGCTTTCCTGAGGTCTTGAATCCCTCCCTTGTCTCTGTACCTGCTGACGTACTTAATGACACTCCCTTGTAAGAAGGAGAGGTCGTTCTGCTCAGCATACTCCCATGGCTGTATCGCCATCTTTGCGTAGTGGTCGCCACCAATTTGTTTCTTCATATTGCGCTTGAGTTTACATACCCTATTACTCTGTAACTATTAACACTCCTGATCATCATATGCTTCTGACCTTTGTATGCCGACCCGTACACATCGTCAGCAATCCTATCCATAGTAATCTTGTCCTTCTGCATAGACGCAGGTGTGTTGTACCTGCTCACTAGATCCACCTTCTTGTTGTGAGTGGACAGCTTCTTCTTGCCTTTCTTATACGTGACGCTTACGTTGCAGAAGTAGATGGGTGGTAGTCCACCCGCCACTTC